AATATATCTAAGTATGCTTTATTTGTTGTAAACCCATTAGCACTTATCCATTTAGCATTAGGTGCAGAGAATTTTAATCCTGCTACTATTCTCGTATCATTAAATAAGTAGCCAAGAGTATTACAAGTATTACACCTGTTTGGTTTAGAGTATAGAGTACCATTTTTTTTTACCTTTCTTATGTATCCTTCCCCCTTACACTCCAAACATTTAACTGCCTGAGTTTTATATACAATATTAGAATATTCTTTTACTTTATCTTTGTATTCCGTAATATCCATATAAGGATGGAAGTTGTTTGCCCACATAGTTTTGTCTACAGGTTTCTTGCTATAGATAACCCAAGACATCTGTTCAGGACTATTTAAATTAATAGGTGTATCTCCCATTAAATTACGCACTTGTTGAGTGAGCCTGTTCTCAATGCCTTTCTTTTCTTTTTCAAACTCTACCCTAACCTCATCTAGCTTAGAAACATCTACTTTAAAACCCCTTCTATATATTTTAGCCAATGTAACTGCAACTTGATTAGTTAATATAACAGTATCCATGAGAGATGCATATTCCACACTATTTAACTTTTTATATATCTCATCAGATAGTTGTTGTGTTGCATGTAAGTCAGCAGATAAATAACTAGAGAGTTCATCAGCAGGTATCTCATCTACACCTACCCCCTTTTTAAAATATTCCTTTAGTGTATCCTGCTTCTGCGTATCTAACTCATATCTTTCTGCACATGCTTCAAGTGACAATGGTTGTTTGTTACCACGTTGTAATACATATTCTCCCAACATAGTATCAAAGACAGAGCCTTCGTATTTAAAGCCACACTCCCATAACCACATTAAATCGTGAACAATGTTATGTCCTATGAGTATAGTAGCATTATCTATTAAATCTTGTACCCCTGTAAAATCATCACGAAACAAATATTCTTTTCCTGTATCTGTCAGACAACCTACCATGACAAGTTTGTTTGTAGATTCAAATGGGTCAAGATGCATCTTACCACCACGATGAGTAACGGTATTTTCTACATCTATTGTTAATTTCATACTTCATACCTTCCTACTTGATAATTCAAATTACAATGAACAACACCATGCCATCCTGTAAGTTTATTCTTTACCACATTTAAATGCCTTTGTAAATCTTCTTCTGTCTCATCTTGTCTCGGTGGATTCTTAGCAATTAAAATCATTAAGTCTGCTTCTGCAGCTTTACCTGTACGACTACCTTCCATCATACTTTGATTGAGTAACACCTTACCTTCTGCATCAGCAGATAACTGTGACATATAAAACATAGCACATTGATGTTCTTTAGCAATCATACGAGCATGGATTGCATTAGCTTTCAATGCTTCATCTGCTCTAGCAAAACCTGCTGTACGTGCAAACTTGTCTCCCATATCCAATATAACTATATCAGGTTTATATGCTTTACACACACTCTCAACCCAAGCCATGTCACGACCTGTGGCATCCTTAATCTTGATATTCTTCTTGATTGGTTCATACAAGTCACGTGCCTTAGTAGGGTTTGCCTTTATCTCTCGCATGGTCATACCTGTTGATGCAGTCAAATATCTTGCACCTACTCTATGACTACCTTCTTCATTACACAAGATAATACAACTCGCACCTTGCCTTGCTAAACCATCAGGTCCTGCTAACAAACTCGCATGGAAAGAAGTCTTGCCTGTATTAGGTCTTGCTCCTATCTCAATTAAATGTCCTGCATTAATACCCTCAACTTGTCTTGTTAAAGATGGCACGTTAAATGTCCATCGTGCTTCTAAATCATTCTTAGCTAATAAAGTTTCTATATCCATATCATCCCACTCCACATTAAGGTTAGGTGTAAAATCATCTCCGTACATCTCAAGTATATGTCTTATAGGTTCTAAGCTTGAATGAGAACCATTCACATAATCAAATCCTATGTTGGCTATATCTTCACCAACGATTTGTTGAAATAACTTTGATAACACTTCTTGTGCTACGTCTGCACCTAGAGGTTGCTCATTCTTAATCTGTCTAAACAATGAACTATATGCTTGTTTCTGTGCAGTAGTCATTGATGGATTGTTAGACATAAACAATGCTTCAATCTCATCAGGGGTAACACTACGTTCATATCTACTCATGGCAGTATCAATAGCCTGTTTTATTTTCCTAGTATCCTTACTAAATAATCTATCAGGACATCTAGCTCCTCTATGGTCATCATAAAATGATTTATCCATGAGACTTCTTACTAATGCTAATTCCATTTCTGTGTCTCCTTTGGGGTTAATAGTTTCAAATTATCTTCGTCTTCCTTCACTCTGTATTTTATATCATCTTTTAATTTAAGTATCTTAACGTCACTTACGTATGTTCTCAACTCTTTTGCAAAAGATAGGGTCTTTGGCAATGCATCAGGGTCAAGTGCTATTATAGCAGTAGAGAATTGTGAAAGGAATCTTTTATGAGAATCTGCTAATGACGTTCCCAACACAGCTACCCCTACGTAAACATCACTACCCACAACGACTGCACTAATACAATCCTCTACTACAACTGCGACACTACCACAACCAAATGAATAAGGCAAGTCCGAATTACCATAACGTTTCCATTTTGGTAACTTATTATAGAATGACCTTCCTGTAGCATCAACAATTACACCATCTTTTTTAATAGGAAATACTATTCTGCTTTCCTTCACATCATATAACAAATCTACTTCGTCTATTTCTAATTCCCACAATTCGCAGAAATCCATAACCTCTCTTCTGTACCCATGTGGTACTATATATTCAGGCATTTCATATTTATTATTATCATGTTCCTCTTGTTTCTTTTGTATTGAACGTATCTCATCAACAGTAAGATGAACACGAGAACTACCTTTTGTGCTACAACTAGCCTTGTAACAATTCCAAAGAAGCGAACCCATATTATTTGTAACAGAGAATGTTTTGTAAGAATTACATATAGGACAGTTTAATCTTTTAGTCTCCCCATTCCCTACATTTAATTGTTCTACATATTTATATATATTAATCATATTATATATTACTCCTTTTTGTCGGCATTTAACATGCTTGTACCATGCATATTATTTTCTGTCAACCCCCTACGAGTTTTTAATGCTAAATTAGCACTTGTGAATGTATTTTTCATGTAGGGTTTAACAGATTGTGGGTTAGCATGACCTGTAACAGACATAATATTACCCATAGATACACCTGCATCTACCATTTCAACTGTACCTGTTCTACGTAAGTCACTCAATCGTAGCTCCTTAGAGAGTCCAGCAGAGTCCATAACCTTTCTAGCCATTATGGGTAGCTTAGTAAGTGAATAAGGCACGTAAGACCCTCTGTAGGCTCGTGGTCGAGGTACTACATATTTTTGAAACCCATAATCATCTTTCTGTTGGTGTAACATCTCTGCCAACTCATCTGATATAGGTAAAAATACTTCTGCCCTACGTTTTGATTGTAATAAATACATTTTATTCTCATCTAAATCTATAGAATCCCACTCAAGCAATCGCATATCGCCAATTCTTTGACACCATTCGTATGCCATATGTGCAATTAAGCCAATACTTCGTGTTTTAAAGTCGGAGTAAGCAGTATCAAGAAACCTGATAACGTCTTTCTTAGACCAAACAACTTTACGATTATTGGAAACACGTTTCTTTATATTACTAAAAGGATTTGTGCCACAATGTTCCATATTTATGCCATAATTTAATAATACTCTAGCTACGGACATGATGTGATTAGCCATAGATACACCTCTATCACACCATACATTGTATGCTAACTTAGCCATCTTAGTAGTCAAACTAGACAGTACGAGACTGCCTAGCTTCTGATTTTTTTGAACAGAAGTGTTGGAAAACACATCTAAGAAATACTTATATTGTGCTTTAGTTTCTGCTCGTAAGTTATTGTATTCAAAGGATAAATAGTAATCCTGTATCAAAGTTTTTATCTTCATTTTAGGCAGCCATCAATGATTTAAACTCAGGTGAGGAAACCCATTGTGATACTTTTTGCTCTCTTGCCCACATGGATTGTGCAACAGTATCCTTGCCTGTATTTCGTAGGGCAAAGCCATTTCTCTCATCTGCATAAGTCGCATAGTTTGTGAAAGCAGAGTATAATGCGAACACATTCTTACCTCTCTTAGAAATTTCTACACAAGCTAACTCATACATTTTCTTAGCTAACTTCTCTGACTTAATTATCTTCTCAAGTAATGTCTTACCATCTACGTTAAGAGGTGTATCAGCCATTGATTGCAGATATTTTTGTCTAGCATCAAAGGTATTCTTAGAGTTTTTAAGTTCCCATATAAAGTTATCTATGTTGAAACCTTTAGTGTTCTTCATCATCACAGATTTAAAATCACCTGTAATTTGTCCATTAGAACAGTATGTATCTATAGCACCAACGTGTGCTTGATTAGAACATGAACCATCTATGGCATGTAAGCCTATGATTCTCTCATTTATAACTGTCTGATGTTTAGCTGTCGTTATAGTATGTGACACGTTAGGTAATGTAATATCTACCTGTGACCATGCATTGTTTCTCGCACTTCTTAGTGTAACTTTTGCATCATACAAATCCATGAAGTCACGATTGTCTTGTATAACTTGTTCCATAGCATTAAAAAATGCAGGATGAGATGCACACTTGAAGCCACTACCAACGATACCTAAGTACTCGCCTGTATCTTCTCTGACTACATACTTATGGTCTCTCATTTTAGTTGGCTCATAAGCTACCTTAAAATTTAAGTTATCATCTAATGTAATTAATTTGTCTTGTACTATATCTAATGGCATAGTTTTTCTCCTTTTCTAAAGTTATGTGCCACAACTTGTGGCATTTGGTTGTTAATAATTGTGTTGTATAAGATATTTGGACAGAAGTCAAGCCTTAAACTCATAAGACCCACTCCATCTTGTATAGTGTCCATGTTCACACTCAACTTTAGCACCAACAATATTAGCAAGTTGATGCTCCATTCCATCTAGCTTACATATCTGTTCATAGTCTAATGGACACTTGTCATCCGTAACTCCATTAATAGTTCTTAATGTTTCTAGTATATCTAATATTTCTCTTGACTGTTTAGTTGTCAAGTTTAATATTTTATGTATC